TGAAAACCCCGATATTCACCCATCTTGTATAAGATGAGAACCTTGAGGATGTCTTGTATCTTGTATAGGAATCTAAATGTTATCTTGTAGGATGTCAATTATCTTTGGTTGTCTTTGGTATCCCTGATATTACATTTGTAATTTGGTTTATCTTTTGTAAATAAGAATGAAGAAATGAAAAAACGATAGTATACAAAAATGAATGAAAATCTAATTTAATTCTCTACAAAAACAATTAAGTTGATTCCTAGTAGTTTTGGCAGGATGTTAAGTCATTGAAATCATTAGTTTTTGAACTTCCGTTTTGGATAAAACCGGAAACTAAGGATCTTTGAGGGGGGCCAAGGGGGGATTTTCGGGAACACATACGTAGTAAGGTATTCAAATTTTTGCACCAAATTGTTTACACCAATATGTGTACAGAAAACTAGATTACCGAACCCCATAGGATACAGTCTATAGTACCCTATATTTAAGTATACTCCAGTAGACCCATGAATATGAGTATAATGAGACACAGATTAAAAGCAGAAGAAGTAGAACTAAATTATAATACTATAGTATACCCTAGGTATACCCAAGTATAACTAAGGTCTAGTACAAGGTAGTGTTTACTACTACTTCTTCTTTTTTATATATAGAGTGAACAGAGTGAGTGAAGTGAGGTACTTTGCATTCATTCCCTAGGAATAAAAAATTAATATATAGGGTTTCTTTGCAAACTAGTTCACTTTATTCACTTCATTCACTCTAATGATTACTAGTGCTAAAATAAGTATACACAGGTTCCCCTAGGCTCTTAGGTTTACTAAGGTATGCCTTACTACCCTCCATAAAGTTCTCTAGTTCTATGTCTAGTGCTTCTTCTCTTTGTCTATTGCTTTCTACTTGTTGATCAGCACTTATCTGTTCCACCCAATATCCTACTGCCATACTAAGAGCATCTAGTCTGTCATCATGTCTTAGTGATCCCCTCTCCCTTGTTATCCTAGTCATCTGGTAAAACAGTTGTTTCCTCAAGGAATCCTCAACATTATACTCTTTAGTAGACTCATAGTCCTCTGTAATGACCTTGGTATCCACTATCAGTCTATGTTGCATCATAACTGGTTCTAAGGTATCTATGATTCTTCTTTCTTTTTGTGTGTTACTTCTTACTTCTTCTATCCCAACAGGATATACACGTTTTAGATGTGGCTTTAGTAACTCACTAAACATACCATCCCCAAAGTTACTCTCAACTAGTACCAGATTAACCTTGTAACCCTTTGCCAGTTTAACAAGGCTTGTCATTACATCATCAGAGTACCCCCCACTAAACCCTCCTGCTTTACATAGGTACAAGTTACCATTCAGCATTTTGACAATAGCAAAAGCAGTCTCATCCTTACCCCTGCCACTAGGGTCTATACTCATGACTGACCCAGTATATTCTTGCCACCCACTAGGTAAATCTAGAGGACCATACCAACCATCCCCAGCTAGACCAACATTAGGTAAATCACTTAGTTTTGTATGGTTTAATCTTCCTGCTATTACTTCTTGTGGACCTTTATCTTTAGGTATATCCATAACAATAAGGTCTTGTGTCTTTAATGGATACCTATCTGCATCTGAAAGACTAGTATCCAGCATAAACTGAAGACTAAACCCTGCCCTACCATAACTTAGTTCTCTTTCTTCTAGATCATAGCTATCAAATCTATCTGGATCTGTAGGTGACCCTGCTTCTCCCTTATGGTTTAGTATGTAGTCACTTAATCGTGTCCCATACTTCTCTTTTAGTTTCTGATCTGGAACTCTGGCACACCATATCTTTAACTCATATCCTCTCTCTGGTAGTACCTCATAGAGTGTCTGTTCACTCTGAGGTGTACCTAAGAATATAATCCTGCCAGAAGGCTTTAGAATAGCATCAAATTCCTTCACAGACTCCGCTATACGATCCCTCATCCCTTGGGTCATGGAGTTATTTGGTACTTCTATATCATCAGCAATAATTAGGTCTGCTCTGGACCCTGCCATTTGACCAGTTATACCCACAGATTTAACAGAAGGTGCGTGAGCAGGGGTAGAAGGCCCTACATCGAAAGAAATTTTACTCTGCCTCTGGTGGTCGGAGGGACGTAAATGTTGTAGCACAGGCATTTCTAAGATCAATCTCTGGGTAAATGTACTAAAATCATCTGATCTTATTTTACTTGCACTAACAACTAATATTTTTGTCTCAGGATTCTTTAATAGACAAAAGCAACAATAAGCAGAAGTAATATAACTTTTACCTATACCCCTAAATGCCTCAATGACTAGTCTACGTGGACCTTCTTCTAGGTATGTAGCTATATCCTGTTGGATTGGGGTTGGTTGTGGAAGATGTAGGTGGTTCCACACATGAGAGAGGAATATTGGGAACGTAAGTCTATCTAGTAACTCTGCTTCAGTTGCAGTTGTCAATAGACTCAGGTGGGGGAAGAGTATCTAGTAGATTCTTGAGAGGACTATCGGCTACTGGTAGTGCTTCTATGTGGTTATCTCTAAGGAATTGTCTAGCAACATTAAGATCCCCAGCAGAAGCATCACCACTAGTAATTCTATTGAGTAGTTCTTGGGTAAGAACATTGTGTAAGCGTTCTAGTTGACCTTCCATATTAGGTTATAGCTAATTGATTTCTGTTACTTATTGCTTTTGCTTTCTTTTTAGCATCTGCTTTAGAACTAGCACCCCATGCTCTAAGAGAAAGTAGCAACCTAGTAGGTTTACCATCTTTATATTCAGGTCCAGCCATATTACCCATTCTAGCAAGAAAACTTGCTCTCCTAGGGTTATCACCTTTCCTAACAGGGGCCTTTAAAGTACCCCCTGTTTCTCTTTTATAGCTATCCCTACCTTTTTTATTTAATCCTCCAGAAGGATTTTTACCTTCCTTCCGTTGCCAAGCAGGAGATCCCATATTTAACTAATTCTTAGAGGGTTCTTTTTAGCAGTCTTAGCACTATTGATAAAATCCTGTCTACTAGGACTACCTTTGGAACCTACTTTACGAGGTTTACCACCTCTCAGTCTTTTAAGATGGATATTTCTGTACAATCCTGGCTTCTGTTTAAGTAACCTAGATATTTTCTGTTTTTTAGTAAGTTCCATCAATAAATCCTGAGAGGGTTCTTTTTTTTCTTCTTTTTACTTTTTCTTTTTGGATAGTGCATTAGTAACTCCAAATCCAAGGACGAGGTTTGCTCATATTAGGGATTAACATATCAAGATGTAGGAATCTTTTACTGTGATCACCTTTTTGTGATACACCAATTCCTGTCATCCCATGTTTAATAGCTAATTCCATAATTTTAAGAGCATCACCACCACTACATACTACATCTACTGCTCTACCAGTAGTATGAGGACCAGTTAGACCAGAACTTGACACTTGGTCATTATATTCAGGACAACGATACCCACTAGAGACTATCATAGGCTTATCTAGTTCCATTCTGATCTTCTCTAGTGCTTCCATGAACTCTGGGACCATTTTACAGTCACCAGAACCTTTACATTTCATCTCATCTTCTGAGAAATGATCTGTAATCATCCCCATATCAATTCCTTGAGTGATTTGTGGGCGTTGTCTTTCATTGCTTCTACTTTTTTATCAATAGCTTGTACTTCTTTAGAAGATAATGTTTGATTCACTATATTCTCTGCTTGATTAGCAGTTAATTCAGTAAACTTTGATGCAATCATATTTTTAACTAGGTTCAACAATATCGCTTCCATCACTTCCTTTCTTTGGGGGTGGATCAGAGTTAATTATTGGTTCGTGTTCAGTCTCAAACCAATGCTTACCTAACATACCTATAATTGGTAGAAAAGCACCAAAAGCTAGGTTAATTAGATCTTTAGAAGATTGTGCAAGTTCATCAGGTTTGTTAATCATAGTAATAACTAACCAACCAAACAAACTAAACGCTAGTAGACTAATAAGAAACCTTGCCCAAAACCTAAGTTTCTGCATAGCAACATTAGGGTCATTCTGTTTAGCACCATTTCTTACAGTCTTCTTTTCGTGGATTTCTTCCATTAGTTTACTTTTGCTTCTGTTTTTAATTCTAGGTCATCGATTTGATCTGCTATATCTCGAATAATCTTTATAGCATTAAACCAATGACTAGTTTTATTTGTCTGCTTATAGTGGAGAATTTCCTCTGCAAATAAATTAAATTTTATTTCAATAGAAGAAGTTAATTCCTCTGGGGTAGGATCTGGGGTCACTTAGATTTAAGAGTAAGTTCTCTCATAGCTTGGGTATTTTGTTCTAGTGCTATCTTCATAGACATAATAGCATCAGAAGACTTTTCTACGAGTTGCATAATTTTAGCATCATTCTCAGCATCTTTAGCCCAAAATTGTTCACGTTCTTTTCTTCCTTGATCCGTTGTATATTTAATAAACCAGAAACTAGCTATAATAACACACGCTGGTATACCTAATTCCATTATTACATTACTTAAAGCACTTAATTCTGGCATAACTTCTGTTGCTTGTGTTGGATAGTTATAGTATTGATCCGCTGGGTTTGGATGATGTCCACTCATGGTCTTTTATATTCATGGTTCTACATAAAATTCGGTTATTTTTGTATGATTGGGTAACACTTTGGGTATTTTGCTTTTACTGCATTACGTTTTTTTTTATGTTGGTGGTCCTTCATCTGCAAGAAGGTCTGCATCCATCTGAGTAAAAAATTCACTCCCAATTTCATTTTTTAGCCAAGGTCCAACAATATCAAAATTTTGACGATCTTCTTCTGGAAGTTGTGAAAGATTAGTAATAGAACTACCTCCACTTACTTTGTCACCTTCGCCATAACTCCATTCAATTATTGAATTATCACCATTAGGTGTTATTTTTATAATATTAAAACTGTTTGCCATATTAAATTTTTCTAAGAGTGAGCATTAAGAAGAGAAGTAACAGCAGCAAAAATAATATTGCCACTTGCATTGTGAGATATTCTTAAAGCTCCACTTGAAGCACTAAAAGTAGTTACAGTATACCCACCCCCATAATTTTGACTAAACAAAACGGACGCTGAACTCCATCCATGAGTCACCAAAAAAGTTCCTTGAATATTATGTCCACTACTAGTGCTTTGTGTTTTAACTAATGCTAAACTTCCTCCATACCCAGTAAGTAAAGTGGTATTAGTGTTAGCGCCAATACCTGTAAACTTAGCACGACCAAATCTTGCATCTCCACTTGCTACTGTATATGAAGTTGCATTTGATCCACTTACTACAATAGAATCTGAAATTTTACCTAATGAAGTTTGACTAGCATCTGCTACGTTATCAACATTACCTAACCCTACATGATCTTTAGTAAGTCCTGTGGGTGTACCAGTAAACGCAGGTGATGCTAATGGTGCATAAGTAGAAGCAGCAGTTGTAGCTGCTAATTTAGCATCTAATTGTGTTTGAATATCACCAGTGAGGTTATCAAGTCTATTGATTTCAGCAGTACTAATGTCAGATGAAATTCCACCTAATGTATGTGCTAGTGTTGTTGCTTTAGTTGTTGCCATGTTTATTCAGGTTTCGGGTATTTTGCTTTTACGGCTGAACGCTTTGCTTGTAATGCTTCCAAATCATCATCTAGTATTGCATGAATACATTCTTCGATTGAGGGGTATTCTTGTAGTCTGTCTCGTTGGTATTGAAGTGCATTGTATTCGGCTTGGAGTTCAGTTAACTTAGCTTGAATTGCTTCTTCAGTTGGTTGTGGTTTTTGGGAGTACCATTTCGCAATCTTGCCATCTTTAATTTTAAAACCTCCATCGACACCTAAAGCGACAATTGCATCAATTATTGTAGGTTGCTGATTCATTTTTTCACCTCTATAAATTGGATTGAAAAAAATCCATTTCCTTGACTAGCGGTTGGAGGAGCTTGAACAA